AAACTTGGAAAGACCTACAGATTTAGATGATTATTATAAAGAAGGATTAGATAAATGGGAGGATGATAAAGCTGTTTTAACTAGATTCTTAGAACAATTTATGAATAGCGGATTAATAGAAAAAATAAATATATAATGTGGTTATACGAAAATAAAGAAATAAAAGTTATTGAAGATTTACCTGAAAAAGTATTTGGTTTTGTTTATAAGACAATAAATAAAGAAACTGGAAAATTTTATATTGGTAAAAAATTCATATTTCATACTACTAAGAAAAAAATTGGCAAAGAACAAAAAGCCAAAAATAAACTTATAAATGTTTGGAAAGATTTTGAATATATTGTTAAAGAATCAGATTGGAAGTCTTATTATGGTTCTGCTAAAGAGTTAAAAGAAGATATTACCACATTTGGTAAAGAAAATTTTGAACGAAATATATTAAAATTATGTTATTCCTCTAAAGAATTAAATTACTGGGAAACAGCATATCAGTTTAAAGAAGATGTTTTATTAGTTGATAGTTACTGTGATAATATAGCAGGACGCTACTTTAGGAAAGATTTTATTAAGTAAAACTTGGTTTTTAAAGATATTATTCGTATCGTTATGGCATGAGTGTGAACCACCTTTTATTAAACTTAGTTATTTCTGTTTTAGGAAAGGGTAAATCGACTTCTAAAGGAAATTATGCATTCCAATGTCCCGAATGTAAACACCATAAACCAAAGTTTGAAGTAAATTTTGATGAAACTTCATCTAATTTTCAATTCTTCAACTGTTGGGTATGTGGTTATAGAGGAAAATCCTTATTAAATTTATTTAGGAAACAAGATGTTTCTTCTGAGAAACTGCAAGAGTTAAAATCTTTAGTTAAGGTTAACCCATTAGTTAAGAACTCTCAAAAGGTTAATTACTCTCAAAAAATTGAACTCCCTCAAGAATTCAAATCCTTAGTTGATGTTAATAAAAATGACATCATGGCTAGACATGCTTTAGCCTACCTCAAATCTCGTAAAATTTCAATAGAAGATATTATCAAATATAATATAGGATTCTGTGAAGCAGGCAAATACTCTAAAATGATTATTATACCTTCATATGACTCCCAGGGCAATTTAAATTATTTTACAGCCCGCAATTTTGATAAAACATCCCCCAAAACATATTCCAATCCTGATGTATCAAAAGATATTATACCTTTTGAGTTATTTGTAAATTGGAATGTCCCACTTATCATCTGTGAGGGAACTATGGATGCCATTACAATTAAGAGAAATGCAGTTCCGTTATTAGGAAAAGTAATTCATCCTCAATTAATGACTAAAATAGTTACATCACAGGTTCAAAAAATATATATAGCATTAGACAAAGATGCCCTTAAAAAGGCATTACACTTCTGTGAGGTTTTAATGAATGAAGGTAAAGAAGTTTACCTAGTAGAAATTGACGGGAAAGACCCAAACTATCTTGGATTTGAAAAATTCACCAAGATCTTACACAATGTATATCCTTTAACTTTTTCAAAGTTATTGGAAAAAAAACTATCTCTAGTATGAATAAAGGAGAAAATATGTTTAAACAAAAACACTTAATCCTAGAAAGTGAATCTAAACAGGTAAATTTTCTAGATCAAAGGTTCTATAAATATAAAGATGAATATTTTCCATCAGTTACTCATATCCTATCTTACTTTCCAAAAGGAAAATTTTTTGAAGACTGGTTAAAAGATGTAGGTCATAATGCCGATTTTATAGCTAGAAAAGCAGCAGATGAAGGTACTCAAGTACATACATTAGCTGAAAGATATTTAGAAGGTGAAGAGATTTTTTGGATGGATGATAGAGGAAATGCTAAGTATTCTTTGAAAGTTTGGCAAATGTTTCTAAAATTTGTCGAGTTCTGGACTACAGTAAAACCAAAACTCATATCCTCAGAAATACATTTATTTTCTGAAGAATTTAAAATTGCAGGAACATGTGATTTAGTAGTAGAAATAAATAATCAAACATGGATTTTAGATATAAAAACTTCTAATAGTATTCATACTTCACATGACTTGCAAGTTTCAGCTTATGCTAAGTGTTATGAAGAACGTAAAGGAACTAAAATTGATAGGACTGGAATAATTTGGTTAAAATCATCAAAACGAGGTCCAGATAATTCAGGTAAAAGAATTCAAGGAAAAGGCTGGGAATTATTTGAATCCCCAAGATCAATAGATGAAAACTTTAGAATTTTTATGAGTGTGTATGAATTATTTAAATTGGAAAGTCCATATGATAAACCTGCTTCTCATTATTACCCAACTTCTGTTAAACTTGAGTAACATATTTTTATATAAACAATGAAAACCAGTATTTTAATATTAAATTTATTATTTTCATTAATTACCTATTCACAACCAGGTCCTAATTCTAACTGGTATTTTGGAACCAATGCGGGTATCACTTTTAATAGTGGTGCCCCTGTTGCCTTAACAAATGGAGCTTTAACTACTACTGAAGGAGTAGCAACTCTATCAGATAACTCAGGTAATTTATTATTCTATACAAATGGAATAACTGTTTGGAATAGGAATCATTTAGTAATGACTAATGGTAGTGGATTATTGGGAGATTTTAGTTCTACTCAATCTGCTATCATTATACCTAAACCAGGAACTAATAATATATTTTATATATTTACTTCTGATAATGATTATGGACCCAATGGTATCAACTATTCAGAGGTTGATATGAATTTGAGTGGAGGTCTAGGTGCCATAACATCTAATAAAAATATTCTATTACATAATTCATCATGTGAGAAATTATGTGCTGTTAGATTATGTAATAATACAGATATGTGGGTTATATCCCATGATTGGAATTCTAATGTCTTTAGATGTTGGGGGGTAACCTCATTTGGAATTAGTATATATACTTGGTCTTCTTCTGGAAGTTTTATATCAGGAATCCCTCAATCAGCTTATGGACAATTAAAATCCTCACCTGATGGAAGTAGATTAGCTGTATGTCATTATGGACTCAATAAAATAGAACTTCATAATTTTAATACATCTACAGGAATTGTAACAGGAGGTACTTTATTATCTACAGAAACTGGAATTTATGGATGTGAATTCTCTCCTAATGGGAATATATTATATGCTGGTACTAATGGAGGCTTATTATTACAATGGGATTTATCCTCAGGAGTATTGTCAACCATTCAATCTACTAGAAGAGTAGTATCCAATTCAGGACCATTTATTGGTTCATTACAAATAGGACCTAATAATAAAATATATGTAGCTCGAGGTACTACGAGCCTTTCAGTTATTAATAATCCTAATATATATGGTGTAGGATGTAGTTATTCTGATTTATCTATATCTTTATTGAGTCGACAAGGTAGAATGGGGCTACCTAATTTTCCTCCATTATATTTATCATCACCTCCAGTTTTAAATTCAAATTAATCCATATTTATTACAAAATTGAAGAATGATAAAACTTATTAGTCTATTACGAGATGTTCTTATTTCTGAAGGAGGTAATGTATTTAAAGGTACAGAGTACGATACTGAAGATGTTTTATTAGCAAATATTGGTCCCACAATTGAAAAATTTACAGAAGATTTAGGTGATATTTTTCCAAATAAAAAATCAACATTTGCTTTATTAAATGATAAAAGTAATTGGTTAGGTTCAACAGGTAATAAACCTCAATCTGGGGATGTAGATATAGCTTATTCATCAGACCATTTTTTTAAAGACGGACAAGCAGATGTTGAAGGATGGGGAATAGATCAAAATGAATATAATCAGTTATATGAAAAAAATAAAAAAGCAGCACGTTCAGCCTCAGATGAACAAATCCAATTAAAATCTTTAATACAATTAATTGTTAAAAAAATTAATTTAGTTGGAGGAGATTTATTTACCAGTGACAAAGCATCAGGTGGAGGTTCAATACATTTTTCTTATCCTCAATATTCTTTAACTGGTGAATCATTAGGTTCAAGAGCACAACTTGATATAGATATTGGAGATATGGATTGGTTAAAATTTAGATTTAATTCTGAATTACCTAAAGAAGATCCTAATATTAAAGGTTTACATAGAGGACAATTAATGTTAGCTATGTTTGCTGCTTTAGG